ACCAGCCACAAGTGCGGCCAACACGTCTGCCCGATCATCCTTTATTTTTTTGTGTTGTCGTCATCCCCAAACAACTGTCCAAAATCGGTTGGGGTAAGTTTCTCCGCGTCAGCAATAGTGAAATCGGGGTTGGTGCGTCGCTTGATAATCCATGCCAAAGCGATGCGCAGTTTGATAACACCAATGCCGTCGTCTGCAATGTTTGCAAACGGCATCTGTGCATAGTCCTCAATCTCGGCAATCTCACCGAGTGTGATGTCCTCAAAGTCCATTAGTTTGAAAGCCTTTCTGCTTTATGTATTGTCTTAGTTTGAAGTTTAGCAAAGTAACCATGTAAGATTTCTTCTTTTCGCGTGCCTTGACCATAAACGCGTTGCCTTTACCGCGGACCGTAGTACGCCATGTGCGGTCACCAGAGATTGAACGCTCACCTGCAACGTGGTATGTGCCAAGTGATACGGCCCGAGCATAGGGAACGCGTGCAGAGCCGGACAACATAACGCCACCAAACAACATTCGACGATCTACGGCACCTGTGTTTGAGTTGCGAATATTGACTGTCTTTGATGCGTAACCCCGAACCGAAAGCGCAAGTGCGCCTGTAAGTCGTGGAGCTGTTTGTGTGGCCTCACGAGCCGCAACCTGCGCAGCCTCTTTAATCCACCGTTCAAACATGTTACGGTCGCCACCCATTTTCAAAAACTTCTGGCGAGTCTCATTCAAGCCTTTGACATAGGTACGGCCCTTAGTGTCCTGGAGGAGATAAATCCCGTCCGTGGAACCACTAAGGACCGTAGCCATAGTTCAGGCCTTACGGTGTCGTGTCGAGTGTTACGTCACCAACAATGTCCATACGAACACCGTCGAACGCGAACGTGCCGTCAGCCGAAGCTTCTCCACCGATCATGAACGAACCCTTAGCAGGGATACGAACGGTACCAGTAAAGTGAGGCTGGTCGGATGATGCGGTTGCGTTGCCATGAGGTGCGTAGATGAACGCCACTTCGGAACCTGCGTCAGCCCACATCGAACGCCAGAATGACGTTGACTCTGTGGACTGAACACCGGACACGGTGAAGTAGAAGTCGCGACGGCCACCAAGTGATGCGTCGTAGAACGTGTTGACATCTGCTGCGGCTTCTTCGGATTGCATCATTACCGAGCTGAAGTCAGCCCAATAGTCTGTTCCGTCAATGCTAAGCAACAGAGCGTTTGCTTTGATGCGAGTCGATGTAGTCATCGAGTTCTCCTTAGAGTTGAGTGTTTTGGTAAACGGTGATTGTGGTGGACAAGTAATCGGCACCGCTAATGTCAAGCATTGACGGTGCGCCAACCGACGAAGCGTAGAACCCCGTCGAGTCGCTGATTGCTTCAAGTGTTGAATCAGTCAGGTCGTCAAGTGCGGTGATCATGGTTTCGTTGGCCGCGTTAGCGACAATGAGTGTGACATCAAAGCCGACTCGGAATGACCCGAACGTCTCGCCAGAAGTAACCCAGTCACCTGATGGGACAAGAATGCCCATAGGTGGTGTGGCACGTTCTGGGGTGAACGCAAACACACGCAAACCAGCACCGGTGAGAATGCTGGCTAACGCGGTTCGTGCTTCACCTATCATCCGATACCCAAACCAACACTAGGTGTGAGCAGCGGATAAGCCGGGGTCATGGGGTCACGGTTTATTCGCACCGCCGAACCACCATCAAGAGTTGCAAACTGCGCAATCCCATTGGGGGCAGAACGGCGGTGGAATAGTTCCGATCCACATTCAATCTTGGCCCGCAGTAAAACATCTGCGTTGACCGTGGCAGTCCCGACGAAAGCCACCACAAGTGCGGTGGCCTCCGACCAGCAACGGTTGACAAAAGCATCGTCGGAGTCAGGTGCCCCAACATACGCTTTCAAGTCGTCGTAAACTGCCATGGGTTACTAGATGACGACGGGGATGATGAACGAGGGGTACTCGTCAGCGGTTGCCGTGTAGGTCGAGAGCGAGAATGCCTCGGACAGGTTGATTGCGTTCTCCTGCGAGAGACGAAGCGCACCGGACGTGTACTGGCGGAGAGCCAGCGACGACACGAATGCACACTCATCCTGGTTGGTGGGGTGCAAATTAGCATCCACAACAATCGGGATTCCTGCAATGGATCCGCGGAGTCCGGAGACGTTTGCCGAACCGACTGCACCGAGGTTTTCACCAGCGAACGAGATGACGGGGGTTCCGTCGAGTGCGAGCAACTGCTTGAAAGTGAGCTTGTCAACGATGAGTGCGTCAATCTGCACACCGTTGGGCTCGAAGTACGTTGCAGCTGCGTCGGCAAGTGCGCCGACCCATCCGTCGTAGGTGTTTGCCGAGAGGGTTACTTCGTTGTTGGCTGCACGCTGGGAGGTGACGACTGCCTTGTAGGCGGTGCGCAGCTGACCAGCAAGTGCCTTGCCGAGTTGGATGGCCTGCATGCGCAGAACCGAGTTGAGGTAGTCAACCGAGGAACGGTCGATGACCTGACGCGAGAGTTCGCTGTAGTTTCCAACCGTGATGATGTTCTCGGTCTTGGTTTCCAGACGAAGTTCGCTGTAGCCAAGGTCGTCACCTTCGGCGGCCTGTGTGCCAGTACCGTCGGTGGTTCCGTCAACCTGTGCGAAGGTGATGGTCATGCCGGTTGCGGGCGTGACACCGGTACCGAAAACGGAACCGAGTGGGTTGGCTGCCTCGACGAGACGGATCAGGTCAACGTCGATGGGGGTCGTGACCGAGTCAGCGGTCGTTGCGCCCGTGTAGGCGCGGTCGTAAATCTTGACTGCGTTTTCGTCGCCCTTTACGAGTTCGGCAAGAAAGTCGCCAGCCGAACGGTAGGTCGGGGCAACAGCCTCAACCTTGGTGATGCTCGCAACTTCGCGCTCAAGCATCTGAATGGATTCGCGGACCTCGGCGAGGTCGGAATCCGTGGGAACTGTGGGTTCCATTGTTTCCTCCTGTGGAATTGCCGAGTCCGGAACTTCCGGGTCGGTGTCGTTCTCGCGGACTTCAGTCACAGATGCGTCCGAATACCACGGGAACGAAACTAGCGACACCTCGCGCACGAATGCGTCGGTGACAATACGAGTGCGGTTATCATTGACCTTGGAGTCACGCATGACGAAACCCACAGAGAACTTGTTGATCACACCGTCCTCAAGCAGAGTGATAGCGTCGAGGCCGCGCGAGGTTTCGCTGATAGTCGCGCGAATCTCAAAACCCTCTGGCGTGTGACGGCCCTCGGTAATCTTGCCGATAGGTTCGCGCTGATCGTGTTGCCACATCAGTTTCGCTTCAGGGTCAAGCGTGACCGAATCACGCGCAAACATCTCACCGTTCTCCAAAGTTTCGTAAGGTACGGCAATGCCAGCAACCTCACGCTTTTCTTTATCAACGACACGGAACTCCATGTCGCGAGTCTCAACTGACTGCACTAAAATCTCCTCCTAGTGTGGGCATGTCCTCAATAGCTCGGACTTCATCAATCGTCATCCAGCCGGATGCGATTGCAATTTGGTGCGCCTGGTAGCGCGTGAGTGTGTCGCTGCGCAATAGCGAATCAACGTTCATTTTGACCATGGTTCCGCGTGGGGTCAGGTGGGTCAGCGCGGATTCAATTTCGATAATGTATTGCGACAACGTGTAACGAACAAACGCCATTTGTTCTTGTTCCATGTTGGAATACGTCATCGAGTTGCCGTCAATGGATGCGAGCAACATGTTGGCCGGAATACCAAACAGCCTGGCGACCTGCTGGATGTTCCATGCCTGGTTCTCGATGTACATAGAATCGCGTGGGTTGAGATATACAGGTTGCCAGTTCAGGCCGTTGCCGAGAACCGCTGTTCCGTTCTTAGCACCTGCGGTCAGGTTCCAAGCATCCTTAGCAGCCTGCGCCTGGTCGGGCGACAACATTTGGTCAGATTTCAAAACACCGCTAGGGATTCCAGAGTCCGTAAACCAAACCGACGCATAATCGCGAGTGTCGCGTGCGTTCAAAAGTTCAGCCTGGCAGGACTGGATTGGTCCGAGCTTGTAAGCGTTCCCTGGCACAGACATCATGCCACCGTGATACAAATCAGACAGTTCATACTTGATAACACCGCGATAAGTGTAGTAAACCGCGTTGCCGTAATCGTCGGTCTGGATCATAACGTCAAACGGATTCAACACTTCGAGATTGACAACTTCGCCGCGTGGGTTCCGAGCAATCAACCAATAGAAGTTTCCGGCCAACGCCATTGAGTTGACGGTTTGTTCCATCCACAGTTCGCGCGTCATCTTAGCGTCCGGCTGACGGATCAACAGAGGGGTGGGGGTCACTTCAGCGTCGTCACGATAGACGTGGATGCCCAACTGCTTCATCGCCGTAGAGATGATAGACACGGACCTGTAGACGGAAGCCAACGAGAGAGCATCGTTGGTTGTGACCCCCGAAGTCGCCGAACGCGGCGGTGGCAGAATGCCGAAGCTGCGTTCCTCGAATCCAGGCGCAAACGAATCCGCGATATCAACGAACCGCGACGGATTTAGAAAATCTAAGAATCCCATTGCCTAAATACTACATCTAGTGTCTAAAGTATGTCAAGACCACTACATCTAGTGTTTGGCGTGTCGTGGAGATGTCCAGAGTCGAACTGGAGTCCGCCGCAATTCCTTTTCAGGTTTTACTGCGTCGAAATACCTTTCATCCCCTTATTGGCATGAATCGCATTGCAACAGGTCCATAGGATCCACTGGCACTGCGTAACCGTCTACATTCTGATTTTCCATAAGAGAATTAGAATACCTGTAAAGGTTGCTCGCGTAAAGTATCCGCGCCGAAAGTTGACAACAAAGTTGCCATAACGGCATCAATCTCAACAGCCGAGTCACGCCTCGAGACACGGAAGCCCTCACCAACCATCTTGCGAACCGTCCGTGGTATCTGAATCGATAACAATGGGTCGCCGCCATGCTGAAGCGTCTTACGTGCCAGACGAGCATAGAACATCGACGAAGCGTTGACAATATCGCCAAGTGTCGCCGTCTCCGCCGGATAACCACGAGCCTTGAGCTCTTTGTGTAGATCGCGCAGAGTGTAGCCGTCAACAATGATTGCTCTCGGGTTGTGTGACATAAGTTGACCGCAAATAAATATCAACTGCTCAAGCGACGGCTTGTTGATTGAGGCCACAAGTTCCGTATAGATAACATCATCAACCTTGACCGACACCGCAACCGTTGCGTGCGCCCAGTCAGGTGTTCGGTCAATCGCAAACACAAACTCACCCTGTGGCATGGATTCACCAAACGGACGTTCACACTTCTGCCACAATTCCGCAGGGATAAACGTCTTAGTGCCGGACTGGATAAACCTATTGAGTCGGTAGCGAATGATGTCATCTTTAGGCAGCGCACGCACATCGTCGAGCAGAAGCTGTGGATCTATACGGCCCGACTGCAACGCTGGGTTTGCCTCTTTGAGTAGCGCAATAAGTTCATCATCATCATCCGGAACAATCGCCTCAGAGGACTCCCAAATCCATGCACCAAACCGAGGCAGGTCACCAGCTATTGCTTTGTCAGCGTTCGCATAGAGTCGGGTTAGAAGTTCCGAGTTTTCGTCTCCGGCGGTCGTAATGCCAACAAGCAATGTGTCTGGACGCGCGCCTGTACCAGAAGCCAAAGCATCCCACACTTTTGCACCCACAAGGTGTACTTCATCGACAATGCCAACAGAAACAGGAATACCCTGCAAAGTGTTTGCGTTACTTGCTTTGATTTCATATCGACTCCCATCGAGTGTTTTGATTCCGCGTGTCTCCGTAAGTTTAGACATGCGACGTTCTAATGCTGGGTTCCCAGCAATAACTCTTTGCACGCGGTCATAAACCAGTCGTGCCTGTTCAGCGGTCGAGGCCACACCAACCGAATACGCGCCAGGCTTACGCAACAACGCCCAAATACCCAATGCCCCGACAATCTCGGACTTACCGTTCTGACGGCCCATTGAGATAACACATGATCGCCACCGAAGTTCACCGGACGGCAACAACTCTGTCACGCGACGCAACAACTCAATCTGCCAATCATCAAACTTGAAACCTGGTGTCGCGGTCGACCATGCCAACTCAATGACCGGAAGCAACCAGTCAATGTCACACTCAAACTCATCGACCAGAGTTGGTGTGTGACGAGTCGGCTCAAACGTCATCGAGTTAGTAACGCTTCGAGTGCATCGACTTCAGCGTGTTCCGGTGCAGAGTTCCGCAACATACGCAACGCCTGCAAATAAGAACTCGACTTCGCCGCCGTGTACTCGTCATCCAACGAGGTAGCGGTCGCCAGGCAGAGTGCCACAATCGCGGCATGCTCTTTCCCAATCCAACCAAGCGAATCCAGAGTCATCTCGAGAGCGTTGCGATTTCCTGTTGGCATATCGCGCCATGATCCATTAGCCATGCGTTGTCCTGTCTGTTGTTTG